GCATTAGCCGCCGCATTAGCCGCCGCATAAGCCGCATAAGCCGCATTAGCCGCCTCATTAGCCGCACGAGCCGCCGCATCAGCCGTCGCACGATCAACAGGCTCGCCGCGTGTCAGCGGCAGCAGTACGTCGGCGGATTGTTTGATTGCTGCGTTTACAGCCGCATCGGGTACACACGGCAAGCCGTCGGTCAGCAGCCAGTGCAGCCATTTCCAGCCCACACGCGACAAATCAGCGCCGGGTGTAATTGCCGCGCTGAACCGCATCGGCCAGCGCATCGCGTCGGCGTTGTGCAGCCCTTCGAAAATCGCATCCTCTAGTTGCGCCAGCATTTGCGGGATGCCGAGGCGCGTTTCGTATTCCGAGTGATTGCTGGCGGTGCCGCCAGCGCCAACGCTGTGCAGTGTGCAGCCGACCGCGCAGCCCTTGCCGTTTTCCCAGTACTGGCCCTTCACGAGCCGGTCGGCGTCGGCGTGGGCCTGTAGATCAGCCAGCAGCTTGGATTTAATCGCTGGATCATTGTGATATGCGAGCATGTTATTCTCTCCTCAGTTCGTTGCGGTACTCGGCAGCGGCAGCGCGTTCGTCTGCGATGACATCGGCGGCGTGGATTTCCATTGCTTCATACAGCCGCGTGTTCTCATCAACCTCAGACAGTTGATCGTGCGTTGCGGGGACACCGTCGATCAACATTGAGATCACCTCTACCTCGGTGTACTCACCCGGTTCACCCGCGCAGGAATACGACGGGCCGCGTGCCGGTGAGGGTGGTGTGTAGATGTAGGTGATGATGAGATCGTGGTCGTTCTCGCCGTCAAACGACCATGTGGTTTTGTATGTGAGTTTCATTTTCCGTCCCACTGTTTGAAGGCTTCTTCAATGCGCTCTTGGATCAGGTCGATTGTTACTTGTGGAGAGGGGTCTGCTTTCTCCTCTTCAAGTACCGCACGGATGTAGTGCAGGTGCCATCTGAGTGAGCTTAGTTTGCTTTGGTTTTCCAGGTACTGCTCTAGGTAAGACATAGGTTCCTCGTTCGGTTCATGGTTGGTAAGCATCCACACATTAGGGCTATTAGCCCGGTGGGTCAAGTTGTCCGTGTGCTTGGGGGGATCATCCACAGATCATCCACAAAAAATGGAGGGGGTGATGTCAATGGAAAAAAACTCCGAATTATTTCCATAGTCCCTTTGCCTCTCGAAGCGGATTGGTGTGCATAGCAAGCTATGGATCGGGGCACAAAAAAAGCCCGCGCCGGTTAGGGCGCGGGCGGTAGGTGTTAGGGGTTTAGGTGAAGGCTATGCCTAGCGCGAAGAATAGAAAGGCCAAGGCGATAGCGGCGGCAAAGATCGGGGCCCAGGTCGCCACGGGCTAACCGAACGCCGGGCTAGTGCGTACATCTCGAACGGCGTGATAAGCCCGGCGCTTGTGGCCAGTGCCCGTGAAACGGGGCGCGCCTTTCTTCTTCTTCGCGCCTTGGGTCTTGCCGGTGCGCTGGCCAACGGGGACCGCTTGGAGCGTGTGGACTCCAAGCGCGAAGCGTCCGCCACGGTCGAAGCTGATAATTTCGGCGCGCAAGCTGCCCGGCGTTATGTAGCGCGTCCAATGCGCGCCTGTGGTCCGGACGTAAACCCGGCCAAGGTGAACCCGTACCTCTTTGGCGCGCATCTCGCGCTTAATGGCCAAGGCCACGACGCAAAAGTCGGGGCGCTTGATGCGGGCCGATTTCACGTCTGGGCCGGTGATGTGTAGTAAGAGCGAGGTCGTCGCGTTGCGGATCGGTAGGCCGTTTATTAGTTTCGACATTTTCGTTTCCTCGTTTCGGTTAAACCGGGCGGGTGCCCGGCAGGGTAAAGCCCCGCGCGCGCTTTTCAGGGCGCGGCGGGGTTGCTGGGGGGCGGGGCGGTCTAGCTGTGGGTGTATCCATCGGGCTCTATGCCGATCCACATGCCGCACCATGGGAGCATTAGGCAATTCCAGCCGGGGAGCACGCGGCGGCGGAAGGCGCGGTAATCGGGCGCGCCGTCGGCGCTGCGTAAGTAGGCGCGGTGGATCGCTAAGCGTTGGGCGCGGGTAATGGGGGGCATGGGTTTAGGCTCCTGATGCGATGAGGGTGGCGGCGCGCTTGCGTGCGCCGTGGGCGGGGAAGCCGATGATCGCCTTGCGGTTGGGCATGGCACATAGGCCACAAGTTATGCACTGGATCGAGGCGTCCAGGGCGTTGGGGCATATGGCCACGGTTCGCCCGGCGGGGGTCTTAGTCGGGCGGCGTTGGTCGGCTGGTAGCAGGACCGCAACGGGTCCGGCGGCGTGGTCTGCGAGGGTGTCGGCCTCGGATAGGGTGTCGGCGCTCATGTTGATCGTAAACCCGGCGGCGTTGGCGGTTCGGATCGCGGTCAAGTTCGCGGCGGTCGGCGGTTTGTGGCTGAAGGTAAACCCGCGCCGTTTGCCGTTCGCCTTAACAAGCTGGCGCAAGGCGGGGCGGTCGATGCGGTTTCCCTTGCCGGGTAGGTCGCCGGCCTGAGCGTGTCGCCATATAGCGCGCCTGGGCAAGCGGCTCACGGCGTCCAGGTAGTCGGGCCAGGGTATACCCGTCTGGCCAGCGTCCAGGCGGGTCCAATGCCATGCCAGCGGGCCGGTTTCAGCGTAGCAGGGGCCGCGCCGGAGTGGGCATGTCTCGGGGCATGTCTCGCGGGGCATGGTGCTGACCGGCATGGGGCCGGTTTTGCCGTTGCGGGATTGTAAGCTGAATAGAACGGGGCCGGGGGTCATGGGGTCGGGCCGTTCAGGGCGGCAAGTAAGCGGGCGGCGGTCTGGGCTCTCAGGTTCGGGCTCGGGCGGTAGCGTTCCAGGTTGCGTATCGGGCTGTTGGTGCTCGTGTGCTCGTGGTGCAAGTCGTCGGGGTCGATCGGGTGCCCGGCTGCGGCGCGTGCGAAGGTCCATAGCGGGGCGTCGACGTCCTCTTCGAGGTAGCAGTATCGGCCAAGCTGGTAGGAATACAGGCTGATGTGGTGGGCAATTTTGAGGTCGTCTAGTTCGGCTCGGGGGACTTCAATCCAGCCGTGGCCAGGGTCTTGGATGTAGCGGTAGGATATCTGCGGTTTCATGGGGTTTCTTTCATTTCCATTGCGGTTGCGGTTCGAGCCGGGCAGTATGTCCGGCAATGGGGCGTAGCATGTTAGTGTGTATTGGTTCAAGTGTTAGGTGATGCAGTGTGTACGGTTTGGGGGAAAGGGGTGGTTTTTGCCGGGTATTTAGCTGGGGGGCTCGTTAAAAACTAAGCCAATGAAAACGGGCTTATCTTATCTATATATGAATATATATAGTAAATAATATACTCTCTCTCTCCTTTTTTGTTGGGTACACTTAAGGTTGTGGTGTCTGTTGTGAGTACACTTTATGGGTGTAGGGTGTATTGGGTGTAGCAGTGAAAAGGCGGGTGTCTTTTATAAACTAAAATCTATTACTAACTAAGCTGTTGAGATTAAAGGCGGATTTTGCTTTCTCGGTCAATCTGTCCTCAGTTTATGCTCGGCATTAACTCAAAGGGGCCTAAAGAGGGGATTGCTAGGGCGGTTCGCCCGTGGTTTAACATGGGTGCTGCTTGGCATTGTGCTGGGCGGCCTTTGAACTGAGGAATGAAAATGAAACAAGGTAAAACACTGTCGGCGCTTGCGGTTGAGATCGAGCGTCAAAGCGCGGCCAAGCGGGATTTCGTCGCGGCGACTCGTAGTCTGGAAATGTTGGTACAGGACGGCGCGCCGGCGCTGTCGGTACCGGGCGTCGGGGCGTTCGGTTTGAACGGTCACGCGGGCGGGCAATTGGCGGCGCATTTGGACATTCCCAAGCGGTACTATGACCGGATGTCGGCGGGCTCTCCGGCGCTGCTGGCGGAGAACGTCAACCACTGGCTCGGCAAGGATGACGCCAAGTCCCGCCGGATGGTGCGGACTCTCGATGGCACGGCGCGGGCGTTCCTGAGTGATCGGTACCAGCCGTTTGATAACGATCTGGTGGCCAGCGCGGCGCTCGAGACGTTGCAAGATGTCGCGCCGGGCATGGTGATCCAGTCGGCGGACCTGACTCCGACCAAGCTTTACATTAAGGCCAGTTTCCCGACCGTGCAGCGGGAGGTCAAAAAGGGCGACGTTGTGGAGTCCGGCGTTCTGATCTCGAATAGCGAGGTCGGCGCTGGGGCGGTCGATGTGGCGCCGTTCTCTACCCGGCTGATCTGTCTCAACGGGATGAAGCACACCGCGTTTGGTGCGCGGCGGAACCATGTCGGGCGGGTTGTGGGCGGATCCGATGGGGCGGAGATATTCGCAACCGATACGCTGCGCGCTGATGTTAAGGCGTTCCTGCTGCGTCTGCGTGACGTGATCCGTGCAACGGTTGACCCTGCTCAATTCGCTGCGATCGTCGAACAGATGGCGGAAGCGGCTGGCCAGCGGATCGAGGGCGACGTTGTGCAGGTGGTGGAGGTCACTGCCAAGCGGTTAGCCCTGAGCGAGGGCGAAAAGTCGGGCGTGTTGCGCCACCTGATTGAAGGCGGCGACCTGAGCCGCTGGGGCCTCGCTAATGCGGTCACGCGGGCGGCTGCGGATTGTGATGAATATGACCGGGCGTCTGAGCTTGAGGCGTTCGGCGGGCGGGTTATTGAGATGCCTCAAGCGTCCTGGCGGGAGATCGCGCAAGCTGCCTAGCTAGATCATCTCCGGTTAACCTTGGGCTCCTCGGAAACGAGGGGCCCTTTTTTTGTGCCCTCGTCGGGCCGGACCGGGTTCTCGGGACGTCGGGACGCGATGTGTCCGAGTATATCGCGGCATCCTGCTATCGCACAATGCCAGCGCCCTAGGCGCTGGTGGCTGGGTGCCTGGGTATAGATACCCACAGTGCCCAGTGCCCAGTGCCCAGGCGCTCGACCACGCCGATACATAGCTTGCTATGCATAGCGGGCGATAGATAGCCGACAATGGAACGACGACGACCCCCCACGGAGGCTTTTCGGTGGCCCTGGTCCTGCGCCTAGTCCCTATCTCACCCCCTCGCCCCCATTCCCCAAAATTTTTTACAAAATTTTATTTCCCAATTTTCCACTTGCCCCCTCCACACTCCGTATGCAATGAGTGTGTACGTCACAACATGAGGACAAAATGACCCCCATCAAATTAACGCCGCACATCATCAAGTCCCTGCGTGGCCGCAAAGACATCTGGCTGGACGAGGCCATCAGCGGCCACGACGGTGCCCCTGCAATCCGTGGCGTGCAGCTACGTCGCGCCAAGGAGACGGAGGTACGTGGTGCGGACGGCTACCACCCCTTCACCTACAATGGCTGGCTGTACTACGGTCAGGCGTTTGCCATTGAGACGGAGTTCACGCGCAGCAAGAACCCGCTGTCTAACGACCAACTCGACTGGCTCGATAAGTTCGCCAAGGGTGGCGGTCAATACATTGAGGCCCGCACCATGCAGGACATTGACGACGCCCTTGGCAAGTCTGAGCCACAGCCGTGGAATGAATACGAGATGCGTGTGACGAAGATCAAATAGCCATGTGGAAGCCAAAGAAGATCATGGCCAACAACCCGCCGGAGAAGGCCATGGCAAACCCAAACGCTTACACCGCAATCAAATTCGGCCGCAAACCCAAGCCCCGCGAGTTCCCCGTTGACCCAGACCGCGACAAGAAGATTGCCGAGTTCCTGGCACGTAGGAGCGGCAAATGAAGTCCTGTTCTAAATGTCTGAACACCGAAACCGCCGACACCATCTCATTCAACACGGCTGGTGCGTGTAGCGTATGCGTTCAGGTAGACCATAAGCTGAACGATGTGGACTGGAACGAACGCAAGATGGAGTTACACTCCATCATCACCCAGGCTCGTCAACACAACGGCCAGTACGATTGCATCGTGCCCTTTAGCGGCGGTAAGGACTCGACGTACCAGCTTTGGTATGTGGTGACGCAGCTACAGTTGCGGCCTTTGGTTGTGCGCTATAACCACTGGGGAACTCGGCCACAGTTGGAGCGAAACAATGCGCGAGTGTTCAAGCAGTTGGGCGTTGAGGTCTTGGACTTCAAACCGAACTGGAAGGTCGTCCAGGCCACTATGCTTGAGGCACTTTCCCGCAAGGGCGATTCGTGCTGGCACTGTCATACGGGAGTCTACTCGTTCCCCATGCACATGGCGCTTAAGTTCAACACACCGCTTATATTCTGGGGTGAGTCACTGAAGGAGTACCAGTCCTGGCTCGACCCGACAGCGAAAGAGAATGTCGATGAGGTGCGCTTTAACCGCGCCATGAATCTCGGCATGACGGCTGACGATATGTGGGAGTTCATTAAGGACGCGAACCCCAGCATCGACCGGCGCGATTTGCATTGGCACGCATATCCGCCCAAGGCCGCGTTGGACAAATTGAATGTGCAGTCAATCTGTCTGGGAGACTACGTGCGGTGGGACACCCGCAATCAAGTGGCGCTGATTAAGGACCATTTTGGCTGGGAGGGTGATGAGGTTGAGGGCATCCCGCCGCAGTTTGATTACGAGAAGATCGAGTGCCAGTTCCAGGGTGTGCGCGATTGGCTGAAGTACATCAAGCGCGGGTTTGGTCGGACCAACCATCTGGCCAACATTGAGATACGGCATGGCCGTATGGATCGGGCGACTGGGGCCGCTTTAGCCCAGCAATACGACGGCAAAGAACCCGCCAGCCTGGGATGGTTCCTACAGACGGTTGGGATTACGCGGGATGAATTTTACGAGATGGCCTTGAGCCATGTGGTTGATCCGTGGGAATTTGATGGGTCAGCCATTGTGGCTGGCTCAGAACTTCCAGACATGAAAGATTGGATATGAAAAAACTACTGATCGCTGCGGCGCTGACGATTACGGCCCCCGCCCACGCCCTGACAGTCCAGGTCTGCACAGGCGAGTTCGCTTTGTGCGCGGCCAGCCCCACAACCCCTGTCCCCGGCAAGACCGTCACCGTCAACGGTAAGGTGTTCCCATTGGGCGTTGCTGTGTGTCCGGTTCTGCGCGGCCCGGCTTTGGCCGACATGGACTTGATGAACCACTCCTGCGCCGCCCCCGGCAAGAACCAAGTCTGGAGCCTGTTCCAGCCCCGCGATAGCTTCCCGCAAGCGCCGACTTGGGCGAACACCTTGGCGGCGTTTCGCAAGTTCACGACGACCACCGCGCCCGGTGGCGGCATGAGCAACATGTTCAGCTTCCCTTGCACGCTTCGTTCTAAGAAGGTCAACGGCACCAAGCTGGCTGACTGCCACGGCCCGATGAACGAAAGCCCGACTGGCGTTGCGGTTGCTGCCGGTACTGAGGTGATGACCCAATCACCGGCTGGTGCGGTTGACCCGGTTGGTGGCCCGACGCCGTAGTGCTGAAACGCCGGATCATTGCGAAGTTTCTAATCGAGGACGGCAAGCTCGTTAAGTACAAGCAGTTCACTAACGCCAAACGACTGGCCGGTAATCCCGCGTCAACGGCGCGTACATATGAAGACCAACGTGTCGATGAGATGTACTTCTGCGACTTGGGCGTAATTGACCCAGCCATGATACGGGATGTGACCGCCTATGTGTTCACCCCCGTTACCGTGGCTGGGTCGATTCATTCCATGGCCCAGGTGGACGAGCTAATCAGGGACTGCGGCGTTGATAAAGTGGTCATCAAGGACCCCCCCCTGGCCAGACAGGTCGCTGATAAATACGGACGACAAGCGGTGGTCTGGCCTATTGACTATCACACCTTGTGTGTAGAAGATGTGCCTGACTGCGCGGGTGAAGTTATACTGACGGACATTGACCGCGACGGGATAGGCAAGGGGTTTGACTTGGACGTATTGAAACGCAGATGGGATGTGCCGGTTGTGATTGCCGGAGGCTGCGGCAAACTGGATCATGTGAAGCAAGCCTTCGCCAACAACGCTGACGGCGTTGCCATTAGCTCCATGTTCTTCTTCAGCGACAAATCACCAATCAAGCTACGCTCTTGGCTCGTATCCGAGGGCTGTAATGTGAGGGATGTATGACCCCAATTGACGACCTACTAGACTCCCTCCGCAAGCGCGAAGAATCGGCGTGGGGCATGGCGGCAATGTTCCTTGAAAACCGTGACGCTCATGGGGTCATGGACGCTGGCTCTGAGTTAGAGTCATTGCGCCGTGCCATTTCGGAATTAGAGAAATTGAAATGACCCCCGCCAAGTTCCTCTGTCTGCGCGAACACCCTGAGAATGTCCGGTGGGGCTTGGGCTGTGGGCGCGAGTGGGCTGGGTCTGCTGGCCGTGGCTGTCCGTACTGCGGCGCGTTTTATGTGAAGGAAGTAAAGTGACCGTTATTGTTGACTACGGCAGCGGTAATATCTGGTCGGTTGTTAAGGCCATACCTAATGCCGTTGTTAGCAAAGACGAGGACATTATTGCCAATGCAGACCGCATCGTTCTTCCTGGCGTAGGCTCGTTTGCTCAAGCGATGGCGGATATAAACATATTGGTAAACGGGCTGTGTTTTGCTAAGGGCCGTGGTGTTCCGATCTTGGGGATCTGCATTGGTATGCAGATCATGGCTACCACCGGCATCGAGGGCGGAACGACCAACGGGTTAAATTGGATCGAGGGAGATGTTGTGCCGATTACTTCGGAGCGAGTTCCTCACTGTGGTTGGAATGATGTGACCCCGCGCAACATTAATGTGCCATTAGGTTTTGCATACTTTACGCACAGCTACCATTTTGTTCCCAAGAACGCAGACGACATTTGGGCGACAACTCACTACGGCCCGAACGAATTGGTTTCTATCGTTGGCCGGGACAATGTGATGGGTGTGCAATTTCATCCTGAGAAAAGCCAACAATACGGGCGCGATTTTTTAACAACTTGGTTAGTGAGGGCATGATGACTTTATGGCCGTATCATTCTGAAGACGAAATCAGCGCCGTAGCTGATGTGCTTCGCTCTGGTAAAACGAACTATTGGTCGGGTCCAAACGGGCAAGCGTTTGAAACCGAGTTTGCTCAATATACCGGAGCGAAGCACGCTATTGCTGTCACCAACGGCACGACGGCCCTTGAACTTGCGCTGCACGGGCTTGGTCTTATTCCTGGCTCGGAAGTGATCGTGCCATGCCGCACGTTCATGGCGACGGCCAGCGCCGTCGTTACGGCTGGGTGCGAGCCTGTGTTGGCCGACATTGATGAAACGCTCAATGTGACCGTTGAGACATTGGAAGAAAGACTGACGCCAAATACGGTCGCGGTGATCGTCGTTCATTACGCCGGTCTGCCGTGCGACATGGACGCCATTATGAAATGGGCTACTTTACACGGCGTCTACGTGATTGAAGACTGCGCCCATGCTCATGGGGCGCGGATTAACGGGCAGCACGTTGGCACGTTTGGTGACATTGGCACCTTCTCGTTTTGCGTCGGCAAAACCATGTCCCTCGGTGGTGAGGGCGGCATGGTGATTACCAATAACCCAAACCTGCACCGCAGTATGGGCGCACGCCGCGATCATGGCCGGTACCAGATGGTCGGTTCTAAGGACATGACCCAGTTCCAATGGACGGTTGAGGAGTTTGGCACCAACCTGCGTATGACCGAGATGCAGTCGGCAATTGGCCGGATTCAACTGAAAAAGCTGGACGGTTGGGTTGCGCGGCGCAATCAGATTGCCGCTGCATATGACGATATTCTAGAAGGTATCCCAGTACCGTCAAACCACAAACATGGCCGGTATATGTATATGGCTTACGTCAATGACCGTGACCGTAAGATGATTGAGTTGCAGAACATGGGTGTGGCTGCGCGGCTGGGTGGTTGCCCCAACATTGGCCACGAGGCGGTCTTTGCTAACCACGCCCATAGGTGCCCTGTGGCTGATGATCTTGGTTTTCACACGCTGTCTTTGCCGGTGTATCCGACGCTTACGGATGATGATGTCTCGGCAATTCTAGACTCAGTAGAGATGATATGCGCTTAGACGACCAATGCCTTCAGCTTTACCGTGTCGCCCACAATATGTGGAAGGACAACGATCTTAAGATGGCTGAGAGGTACTACCAGCGTATCCGCGCCGAACACGGCTGTGAGCTTTATTACGAAGTCGTACTGCCTAAGAACGTGATGCTGGTGCATCCCATTGGCACGGTTTTGGGACGCGCTACGTATGGAGAGTATCTATGCGTTTACCAGAACGTGGGCGTTGGGTCTGACATTGACGGCAACCGGCCCGAAATCGGTAAGGGCGTTGTGTTGTTCCCTGGCGCGAAGGTGCTGGGCAATACCAAGATCGGCAACAACGTATTCATCACCGCCAATACGGTAGTGCAAAACGTCGATATACCGGACAACTCTGTGGTGTTCCCGTTCTTAGAAGAACGGAAGAAGTCGGATCACAAGACTCGTTCCATTTGTAGCTGGAAGCCAACAAAGCGATCCGTCATCAAAGAAATCTTTAAGGTGAAACATGGCTAAACACGTAAAGAAGCTACGCATTAACATCACCATTACGCCTGAGTTGCTAAAGCGTATTGATGAAGTTGTCACTCCGTATGAACGTAGCTGGTTCATTAACGAAGCGTGCGTTGAGAAGTTGGACTTACAGAAAGACAAAAAGTGAGCGTTCTATATCTCATCACGGCACGCGGTGGCTCCAAGGGCGTACCGGGTAAGAACCTGCGGAAGATTGGCGGTATGTCGCTGATTGCCTGGAAGGCTAACGCTGCCAAGCAAGTCATCACCAAAGACGACCGGCTGGTAATCTCTACCGAGTGCCCGCTGATTCAAAAAGAAGCCCGGCTCAACCACGTTGAAGTGCCGTTTACACGCCCTACGGAATTGGCAACGGACACGGCTTCAAGCGCCGATGTGATTAAACATGCGCTGGCTACGTTGGACACATATTACGACACGGTTGTTCTGCTGGAGCCAAGCGCCCCGTTTACAACGCCAGATCATCTGGTGACGGCGCTGACCATGAAGCAAGCTAAAGACGCGCATTTGATTGTTGGCATGAAGCACACCGAACCGCACACGACGTTCGTTGCGGAGCAGCCTGACGATGACTTCGTGACGCCCATCATGGTGAAGATGGACCGCGTTGGCCGCAATCTGCGCCGCCAAGACCTGAAACAAGAGTGGACTATGAACGGCGCGTTGTACGTATTTGACGCCGAGATGTTTAATAAAACCGGCAGCATTTACGGTGGGGCGCGGAACTACGGGTTGTTGATGGACCGCTGGCGGAGCATTGAGATTGACTCGATGCACGATCTTGAGATGGCCGAGTACGCTTATAGCAAGGGGTACGTTTCTTGATAACCATCATTGCCGAGGCCGGGATCAACCACTGCGGCTCGTTAGACCGCGCCCTGAAGATGGTGGAGGCTGCGGCAGACGCTGGCGCTAATATAATTAAGTTCCAGTCTTTCACGGCTGACAAGCTCGGCTACGACGAGAAGATGGCGGATTTTCTAAAGGGCCTTGAGCTTTCCAAAGACGATCACCACAAGCTGAAGCTGAAGGCTGACAAGTGCGGCATTGAGTTTATGTCCACGCCGTTCAGCAACGAGTGGGTGGATTTCCTTGTTGAGTTGGGTGTTTGCCGCATGAAGATTTCATCCGGCAGAGTCAAAGACAAAGATTTTGTAAAATACGTTAGAACTAAGAAGCTCCCGATTATCATTAGTAATGGGATGGCGAATGAAAAGGAGTTTCTTGCCGCTGCCGCTTATTTGGACACGGCGATGTATTGTATTTCTGAATACCCTACGCCGTTTCATAAAGTTGATTTTCGTAAGATGGCAAGGCTCAACGACTTCTTCTTAAACGTAGGCTTCTCAGATCACACACAGGGCATTGCGGCGTCTGTCATTGCTGCTGCCTCTGGCGCGGCGGTGATTGAGAAGCACTTCACCCTAGACCGTAGGCTGGCTGGACCCGATCAGATTTGCAGCGTCGAGCCAGATGAGTTGAAGCAGATGGTCGCGGAGATACGCCAGATATGACTCGCCCGATTAATCTAAACGATTTGCTTCCGCGCCGTTCCGTTGTCAGGGACCGGACTGCCGTGGGCCAGATGCTGGACGGCAAGCGCATCGTTGTGACCGGCGCGGGTGGGTCTATCGGGTCCGAACTGGCGCGGCAGATCAATCAATACAAGCCGCGTGAGTTGGTGCTGGTCGATAACTGCGAGTTCAATCTGTATTCAATATCTGAGCAAATCCCCACCGCCAAGGCGGTCTATGCCGACATTCGGGATAGTGATTCTGTGAATACATTCATGCGTAGCAATCTGGAGCAGGTTGTGTTTCATGCCGCTGCGATGAAGCACGTACCGCTGGTTGAGCATAATAGAGGCGAGGCTTTGAAAACCAACGTGGTTGGCACTGCCAATGTAGCGGCGGCTTGTGACCAGAATTTTGTCTACCGTCTGGTTCTTATATCAACCGACAAGGCCGTCAACCCCAGCAGCTTTATGGGCGAGACAAAACGCACTGCGGAAATTATCTGCAAAAACCGCACCGTCGTCCGCTTCGGCAATGTCCTGGGTTCTTCTGGCTCGGTCGTACCTTTATTTGAGCGTCAGCTTATTAAAGGCGGGCCGCTGACTGTCACGCATGAGGACATGGAGCGGTACTTCATGTCGATTGATGAGGCGGTTGAGTTGGTACTGCAAGCCGCGACGGGTGAGCCAGCCACGTACATTCTGGATATGGGCCAGCCGGTGAAGATCATGGATCTAGCGCGGGACATGATCCGTCTGTCCGGCAAAATGCCAGACGAAGAAATCAAGATTGAAGTCACTGGGCTTCGCCCAGGCGAGAGACTGACTGAAGAGTTGTTCTACGACACTGAAGTCGTAACCCCGTCTGGCATGGACAGTATCTGGAGGGTTTCAAGTGGGGCGTAGAGTATTAATCACTGGCTCGGAAGGGCATCTCGGCAGGGCGCTGCGTGCGGCGTTTGAGGCTCAGGGGGATGTGGTGACGGGGGTGGACCTAAAGGGGACAGGGGCTGACTTGAGTTTAAATATTGATGATCTTGGCGAAGCATTGCCAGATTTAGATATTAACTACGATGTTCTAATAGCAAATGCAAAATGCAAAGGATGGGAGGGGCATAATCATCTTGCGAAATATGCCGCCTCCTGCATCGTCAACATCGGCAGCATCTACGCAGTATTAGGCAATGACCCGAAAATGTACGAAGGCACCGAAGTTGACCCCACGCCCGCGTGGTACGCGGCGTCCAAGGGGGCAATGGTCGCTCTTACCAAGTGGCAAGCTACAAACCTCGCCCCAATCCGTTCTAACGCTGTTTGTCCCGGCGGGATTTTCAGGGACCATTCTGATCGGTTCAAACGACGGTATGAGGATAGAGTCCCTCTCGGTCGCATGGCCACCGAAGACGACATCGTAGGCCCGGTGCTGTTCCTGTGCAGCGATGCGGCGCGGTACATCACGGGTCAGGTGTTAATGGTCGATGGGGGATATTCTGCATGGTAGAAATTGCAATCATTGGCAACGGCAGTCATGGCCGGATGCTTAAGGCCATATTAAAAGATCAGGCAGACTTCTTTATGCCTGATGATTTGCCTGACAACTTGTTCGTCTGCATTGGAATTGGCAATGTTCCAGAGATTGGCGATAGCGGGTTATCAACGCGCCGGAAGTTATTTGAAAGATATGACGGCAGATTGGTTGGCGTTTGCCATCCAACTGCGGTTGTTTTGGGTGAAGTTGATTCAACCTGCCAAGTCATGCCGACGGCGGTAATCAATCCAAATGCCAGGGTCATGCACAATACGATTATTAATACCGGCGCGATTGTTGAACATGATTGCGTCATTGGCCCACATTGCCACATTGCTCCTGGGGCAACGGTTCTTGGCGGCGTGATTATTGGTGAAGAAACTCATGTCGGTGCAAACAGCGTTATTCTCCCCGGCAAGAAGATTGGTAACGGCTGCATTATCGGCGCTTGTGCGGTTGTCACAGACAACATGGAAGATGGAGAGACCTGGATTGGGAACGAGTTATATGACTGACTTTAATGGCGTAACCGTTGTCAGCAACTCCCGCGCCGAGGACGGCCCGCTTGAATCCGTAATCAAGGCGATGCCTGGATGTTCTGTAACGCGCTTTAATTCGGATGGTATGTCTCCAGCCGTTGCCGTTGCCCAGGCTGTTATCTTCTTTACCGTCGCGTTCAAATCTCAAGACGCAAAACTCGTAGTTCTGTTGGGGGACCGATATGAAACGCTGGCGGCGTCGATGGCGGCTATGTTCGCTGGTATACCCGTGGCCCATATCCACGGAGGGGAGAGAACTGATGGTTCGTTTGATGATGCCATCCGTAATAGCATCAGTCATATGGCGACGATTCACTTTGTTGCTACAGATGACTTTGGCATAAAGCTATCAGAGATGGGTATTCGTCCATTTACCATCACCGTTTGTGGTGCCCCCGGCCTGGATGGGATTGAGGGCAATAGCGCCAAACGAGACAAAAAAGAGATACTGGTTACGTATCACCCTGAGACACGTTCACCCGATTACGGCTTGTCGCAATGCGAAGATATGCTAGCGGCGTTGAATAAACCGTATCTGAATGGTTACGAAATTTTATTTACTGGTGTGAACAACGATCCTGGTAACGAAAAAATTAAAGAATTGATTAATTCATTTTGCGAACAACGTGATTTTGCCAAAGTCATTACGACAATTCCTCATCTTGAATATGTCGAGAAGATGCAGCACGCCGCATTGGTTATCGGCAATTCTTCGGCTGGTATCATTGAAGCGCCGTGGGTTGGCGTCCCGACAATTAACATCGGTGATCGTCAGTATGGCCGTCCTATGGCCAAGTCTGTATTCAGTTCTGTTGACGACATTGGCAAATCTCTAATGTTAGTTAAGGATTGGGAACCAATTTATAAAGGCGGCGCGGCAACAAAGATTGCGGATAAGATTTCCCAGTGGCTCCGCTTATGACTCAAGATAGACTGACTCAGTTAAACGCTAGGGTTCCTGCGGGCTTAATTGACGAATTAGAGAAATTTTGTGATAATGCTTGTATGCACAAGAAGGAAGTAGTTGAGCTTGCGATCCGACGTTTTTTAACTGTTGAGAAAGAAAAAGTTAAAAATGTTTCTAATCCCAACAATTCATATTAACGACGCGATTCCAGACGGCCTTCTTGTTGGCTACAACACGGTTGGGAATGTTGTCTGCTGCATTGAGTTCTATCCAAATTACGAGTTCTTGTTTGGAGACGAAGATGACCACGACACAGTTTCAGAATGGAATGTTTGCAAAGCTCACGCACGCCGGATTGCGATGATCGTCTCTTGGAGACACAACAATTACATTTGTCATGGAAGCACGTAATTCAGCGTACATTCCCCTGCACGCTGAAGCGACCGAGAAGGTGCTGGTCCCCACCGTCCTGCTTCTCGGTCGCACCTTTTAGGAAAGCAAGATGCTGAATATTCCGCCCGACGTTGAACGAGACGCTATATTTGTAAAAGTCTACTTACAGACAGGCGACGGTTTAGATGCGTGTAAACGGGCTGGCTTCATCATTAACGGTTACGACGACCGCACGGTTGCGGAATATCTGCTAGACCGCTGCGATATTCAAGAAGCCATTAAGGTCGCAAAAGAGTCCAAGGCTAGAAAGCCAGCGTCTGTAGACATTACGCGGGAAAGCATCATTTCCGATCTGGACGCAATCCATCAGTCAGCCATGATTGACAAGGACTACACGCCAGCCATTGCGGCTAAGAAGTTGCAAGCGCAGCTTATGGGTGTGTTGCAGGAAACTGTTCAAGTCACTCATAAGATGGATGTGACGCGCATGACTGACGATCAACTGATGAAGCTTATTGCTTTGAAGTCAAAGCAAGAAGACCTGAACATGATTGACATAACCCCGACTGGATTGAGTCAAATTAGTGGCCCTGCAAGAACCGACGCTTGACCAAGCCGCTGGGGAGGTAATGCGCCGCCGTCAGGCGCGTGAAAACTTCTCAGACTTTATGACGTACATGCACGGCAAGCCTCCGCCGCGTCATATGGAATTCCTATGTAATAAGCTGCAAGACAAGATGACCCGAAAGGGTGACCGTCTGCTGGTGTGCTTTCCACCGGGCCACGGCAAAAGTACGGTTTCGTCGCTGTATTACCCGGCGTTCTATTTATCAAGAAACCCGACGCACAACATCATCACCGTCAGCCACACCGAATCGTTCGCGGAACAGTGGGGCCGTAAAGTCCGTAACATCATGTTGTCGGATGAATACAAAATGCTGTTCCCAGAGATTGAAGTATCCGACGACAGCCGTTCCGCTGGCCGGTGGGACTTAAAGCAAGGCGGCTCGTACTACGCGACTGGCGTTGGCGGCACGGTGACTGGACGCCGCGCCGATATGGTGATCTGCGACGATTTGCTCAAAGGCGTTGATGACGCTGAGTCTCAGCTTGTCCGAGACAATATGTGGGATTGGTGGGGTTCTGACTTATCGACCCGTTTGAAGCCCAGCGGCGTGATGGTGATTATCGGTACGCGCTGGCATCTGGACGACATCATTGGCCGGGTTATGGCTGCTGAGAAGCAGAAGGGCGGCGATAAGTGGGACAAGGTTATCCTGCCCGCGCTGGCTAAAGAGAAAGACCCGCTAGGCCGTAAGGTTGGGGAAGCCCTCTGGCCGGAATGGGAAAGCGAGACTGCCCTGGCCCGTAGGCGCGCACAGCCGTCTATGACGGCGCGGCAGTGGGAAAGCCTGTACCAACAAAGCCCGGTCCTTGAGTCGGGCAACGTCATCAAGCGCGACTGGATCAAGATTTGGAACCAGCGTGAACCGCCTAAGTGCGAGTTCATTCTTCAAAGCTGGGACACGGCTATTACGTCCAAGAACAAAAGCGCGTTTTCGGTTTGTCTGACATTTGGCATATTTACAGAAGACAAAACAGATTTGCCGTCGATTATCTTGCTGTCTCGCTGGCGCGGGCGGGTGGATTACCCTGACTTGCGTAAGATGGCCCAACGGCTGGCGACCCATTATTTGGACGACAACCGGGAAGTCCCAAGGATGGGTAACCAACGCAAGCCGCCGGACATGATCTTGATTGAAGCCAAGGCAACGGGTGAGCCTTTGATTGCTGACCTGAACCGGGCGGGTATTGCGGCGACCCGGTTCAATCCAAACAAGCATGGCGACAAGAACGCCCGTCTTTTGCTGACAACAGACATATTTGAGAATGGCCGGTTCTACGTTCCCGGTCAGCCACCAAATTACACACTTCCGAGGCGGTGGGCTGAAGAGTATGTAAATTCTCTGATGTCGTTCCCGGCGTCAGATTCCCGAGATGATGCCGACGCCACCAGCCAAGCTATCATTCGGATGAAGACCAGTGGCTGGATTAAAAACAGCCTTGATGCTATTGAAGAAGAGCCGTTCCGAGTAACCGAACGTGCAAATGGGGCACTTTACGGTTAGAATGTTTCTTCTCTTTGTATTTTTAGGCAAGTCTGCATGGCCATAGATCGAGCGACCGCTTCTATTCTTGGCTTGAATGACATTACCGGCGGTGACGCTGGTGGCGAAGATGTGGCTGTCCCTGAAAACGATCTTACGTTTGCCGATGGCGCGTCGATCACCCCTGACGAAGATGGCGGCGAGACTATCGACTTTGCGCCGGAAGATGGCGAAGAAGGGCCTGTCGCGCATGATGACAATCTTGCTGAGTATATGGAGGACAGCGACCTTCAATCTCTAGCCAACGATATTCTTGATTACGTCGATGAAGACCGCAAATCCCGTTCTGATTGGGAAAGTATGCTGTCTCAGGGCCTGACGTATCTCGGCCTAAAGATCGAGGATCGGTCTATTCCGTTCAGCGGCGCGGCTGGCGTGTTTGACCCCATTTTGCTGGAAGCGGTAATCCGCTGGCACGCGACCGCCAGCGCCGAACTGATGCCAGCCAGCGGCCCGGTTAAGACCCAGATCATTGGCCAGCCGACGCCGGAAACGGAAGCCCAAGCTTCCCGCGTTAAAGAGTTCATGAATTACTACTTGATGGAAGGTGCGCCCGAGTGGGTTGAGCAGAACGACCAAATGCTGTTTTGGCTCCCCCTGGTTGGCTGCACGTTCAAGAAGACCTACCAAGACCCGATCCTAAACCGGGTGGTCAGTCCCTTTATTCTACCACAGGATTTCGTTGTTTCTTTTAGCACTGACGATTTAGAGACATGCCCTCGGGCTACGCACATCATCAATATGTCGCCAAAAGACATGAAGATGCGCCAAATCAGCGGTTTCTACTGCGATGTAGATTTAAAAGAACCGGACTATCTGGACGACAAAAACTCGCCCCTGGATGACAAGTCTACCTATACCCAAGGGCTGACCAAACCAACCGATTCAGACGAAGCGCCTTACGAGGTCTACGAGTGCCACATTGACCTCGATTTGGCCGGTTTTGAGCATAAAGAAGCCGAAGGCGGGGACGACCAAGAAGAGCCGACAGAAACCGGCTTGCCGCTGCCTTACATTGTCACGGTCGAGACTGGCTCCAAGAAGGTTCTGTCGATCCGCCGGAACTGGAAAGAAGAAGACCAGACTTACTCCAAGATTCAGTATTTTACACACTTTAAGTTTGTCCCCGGTCTGGGGTTCTATGGCATTGGCTATGCCCATATCCTGGGTAATACGGCCAAGGGCGCGACTTCTCTGCAAAGACAGATGATTGACGCCGCCACCCTGGAGATGTTCCCAGGGGGCCTAAAAGTGAAGGGTATGCGGGGTGACGATAACAACGTCATGATCGGCCCCTGCGAGTTCCGCGAACTGGATACCGGCGGTATGCCGATTCAACAGGCCATTATGACGATGCCCTACAAAGGGCCGTCGCCTGTGAGCATGGAGCTTTGGAAGGCCACCCGTGAGAATGGGGAACGCCTGGGCGGCATGACTGAGGTAGCGGTTGGAGAAGGTCGTCAAGACGCCCCTGTGGGCACCACAGTGGCCCTTCTGGAAGCCGCTAACCGCGTGCAGTCTGCCACCCTAAAAGCCGCCCACCGCGCCTACAGGCGCGAATTTAAGCTAATTGCTGCCCTGTTTGGCCAGTTCCTGCCGGAACAGCCCTACCCCTGGCCGGTGGCTGGTGGTCCCAATGTGGTCATGAGGGCTGACTTCTCGGACCAGATTGACGTTATCCCCGTCAGCGATCCCAACATTACGTCCTCTGCCCAGCGCATGATGCGTGCCGAAGCCCTGCTTCGGTTTGCCACCCAGGCTCCGGCCTTGCACGATCAATATCAGGCTTACCGCCAGATGTACGTGGAAATGGGCATAGACGAAAAGCGGATTACGGCGCTTCTGCCTCCCAAGGAAGAAGCCAAGCCGATGGACCCGTTGAGCGAAAACCAGAACTTGTTAAACGGCAAGCCGGTCACGGCTGGCGCGTACCAAGACCATGATGCCCATATTTCTGCTCACACGGTTTTGATGCAGCAGAAGCCTGAGTTGGTAACGGTCCCGGCGCACATTGCCGAGCATGAAGCCGCCAAGATGCGGGTTCAAGTTGAGCAGATTTTGGGCCAACAGTTGCCGCCAGAAGGCCAGCAGTTGCCGCCTGAAGTTGAAAACCAGATTGCTGTCTTGGTCGCCAAGGCGATGCAGCAGATTGCTAAACCGCAGGGTGGCGAAGACCCCACCCCAGGCCAGATTGCTATGGAGCAGCTTAAAGTCGAGGCCGCGAAGGTCCAGGCCAAGTTGCAAGAAATACAAGCCAACACTAGCAGCAAGGCGTTTACGGAAACGCTCAAGCTCAAATCCAGCCGCGAGGACCGCCTGACTCGTGAGCGTATTGCCATGTTGAATTACGAGAAAGACAGGCAGAAACAAGTTTCCCAACCAAAGACCTTCGGGACAAGGAGCAAATTCTAATGGATTCGATGCGCCGCAATGCTCAGAAAATGATGCCGCACGTTATGGCTCTGAATAAGAAGCCGACGATGGGCATGAAGAATGACCGTCAGCCAGCCCCGGCTGTTAGCAAACTCGTTGCCTTTGCCAAAGGCGGCAAGGTTATGGCTAAGGGCGGTGCCTTCAACATGAAAGCCGAAATGAAGGCCGACATGAAGCAGGACAAGGCCATGCTGGCGCGTCACAACCGGCTTATGCACCCCGGCCAGAAGTCCAAGCTGAAAAGCGGCGGGATGGTGAAGAAGTATGCTGATGGCAGCACGGTTAAAAAACCCGTTCCGTCAGAGCCTCTGAAGCCGTTGACCTCAGAGGACAAGAAGAAGGCCAAAAAGGGCATTAACCCCTATCCTGGCCGGTCTGAAGACATGGAAATGAAAAAAGGCGGCATGGTCAAAGGTGGCATGGCTAAAGGTGGTATGGCTAAAGGCAACCAAAAGAAAGTCATGGGCACCGTTGGCGAAGCTAAGGCCGTTATGGCCGCTTTGCAGAAAGCCCGTCGTCCTGCGACCCCGATGCCCGGCACGCGCATGGCTGGCCTTGGCATGGCTCCTCCGATGGCTCCGCAGATGGCTCCTCCGATGGCTCCGCAGATGGCTCCCCCGATGAAGCGCGGCGGCAAAGTCATGAAGAAGGCCGCTGGCGGTGCTGCCAAACTTCGCAGGGCATCTCCGACCCCGGATAAAATTAGAAAAGTTCCTTATGTAAATGGAGGCTGATATGTCGCGCCCCGTAAAAGACATTCGTCTGAAGCCGAAAGGCGTTAAAAAAAGCAAAGGCAAATAGCCATGCCGGTCGTTAGCAAAGCTCAGAATCGGTTTATGCAAGCAGCAGCTTCCCGGCCAGCAATGGCTAGGAAGCTGGGCATAAAGCAATCTGTAGCTAAAGAATTTGTAAAAACGGAAAAAGGTAAGTCGCTATCTGGCTTGCCGGAGAAAGTGAAGAAAAAATGAGTGCAGACCTGCTGGCAAGGAAGGTCACGGCAAGGCTAAGGGAAATTCGGGAAGACAAAATAAACGCACTCCGAAGATGCAAACCCCGCGCCCCGATGGTTGTCGAGGGCGCGGCGGTTCCCGCCGCTACGGCAGAAGAAATCGCCTTCTTCGCAATCGACACCAACGCAACGATAGACGCGATCAACATGCTCATGTCGGTTGTGGAGGAAGAGTACAAGAAGCTGATAAACCCCGAAGAGCCGGGGACTGAAACCAACCAACAGGCAAGGATTAATTATGGCTAAGGTAACTGCACTTCCATATGTGGAAGAACACGAAATTAAAGAGGCCCAGAATCTAATTGATAAACAGTTTGTTGAGCTTACAGGCAAGAAGTTCGGTTTCCGTCCGGCTGGGTATTACATCGCGGTCAAGATTTACGTCAGGGCAGATGAACTGTCGATTATCGACATGCCAGACGGTTCAAAAAAGACCCTTTGGACAGCCCCGATTGTGCAGAAACAAGACGCGCTTGAATCTTGCAGCGCCCTTGTCGTTGCCATTGGCCCTGGCTGCTTCAAGAACCGCGACACTGGCGAAGCCTGGGCCGATGGCCCGACATGCCGCGTAGGCGACTGGGTAGCTATTCCCCGCGCTTCAACGTGGCTCACCAACTGGCGCGGTGTGGCGATTGGCGTTCTGCCGGATGACAAAATCATTGGAACGGTAGAAGACCCCGCCGATCTTTCTTCGGTTTATGTTCCACCCAAAGTATAGGCAAGTAGCATGAATATTTTACCAACTAGAGTTTATGCAGCGGAGGGCGCGGGTCAGAACCCAGCCCCTGAGCCGCAGACTCCTCAGAACCTGACGGGCGAAGAGGAGTTTAACGATGAAGAGATTGAGCTTTCTGAAGAAGGCGGAGAAGCTGAAGCCTCTGAAGCTCCCGAAGAAGCCGAAGAGACTAAGAAAACCTTCAAACGCCGTGGCCCGAAGCGTTACGCAACACTGACCCATGAGCGTGACGAGGCCCGTGGCTACGCAAACCAGCTTCAGGCCGAGCTTGAGCGTGAACGCCAGCGTGCATCTGAGTTTGAAGCCAAGGCTAATGAGGCTTCTAACGTAGCAATGCACAGCTACGCGGCTAAAGCTGAGTCCGATTTGCGTGAGGCGCGTGCTTTTCACTCTTCATCTATTGAAAGCGGTGATCCGACCAAGATCACCGAAGCTGCCGAACGGCTAGCATCTGCTAAATCGACGATGGACGACGTTGAGGCTTGGAAGAAGTCTGAGAAAAACAAGCCAGCCGAGCAGCCCCGGCAGCAACAAGCGCAGCAACAGCCTCAGAATATGCAAACTCCTGAGCTTCCGCCCGAAATTAAGGGTTGGATGATGGAGAATCGCTATTTTGATGCGGTTCAGCGCGATAACAATGGCGATGTGGTGTTTGACCGCGCTGGCAAGCCGGTTGGTAACCCTGATTACGACGATGATATGCACATTGAAGCCACCATGTTTGCTACAAAGCTAGAACGGCAGATTTCAAGTGGTCGATTGAACTATAAAGTTGCTTCACCGGAGTATTTCCAGGCCGTTGAAGAGCATATGCGTCAACAGTTCCCTGATTACTTTGGCGAAGAAGAGCAGGAACAGCCCAAAGCGCAACCGAAAAGAGCCTCTCCCGTCGCGGCCCCTACTCGGTCGATGTCATCTGGCGGTCAAGTCACAAATTCCACTAAGTTTAAGCTGACGGGCGACCAAATTCGGTTTGTTAAGAAAATGGTCGATAACGGCGGTGGCCCAAAATACCCACAGGGTCATTCCCAGCAGTTTAGACCAATGTCATTTGCTGACGCTAAGGTGAGCTACGCTCGTCGCCTTATGAATACAAACAAGACTTAAAGGAGACTCATCATGGGTCGCAAACCACGTAATTCTGAAACCCGCGAAAGCATGACACGTACTGCGGAAAGCCGTTCTGCCATGCGGACTACTCACCAATCGCGTTTTTACATTCCGCCAGAGGTTATTCCCAAGACCATGACTTATGCTTGGGTCGCCATCACGTTTGATAACGCTGGCACGCAGAATAAAGACAACTGGAACCAGAAGTACCGCGCTGGCTGGACCCCGGTGCCCCGTGATCGGCACCCTGAGTTGTTTCCGCCCGTGCCGAACATTGGCTTTGGCTCTGACGACAACTCTTACATTGATGAAGGCGGTCTGATTCTTTGCGAAAAGCCGTCCGCTGATGTAAAACGTGATAAGGCTACTCTTGAGGCTAGATCGAGGCAACTTATGAACGGCACGCAATGGACTCAGGCCGCTGGCTCTAATCCATTTGCACAGACAATGCCGCGCTTTGATGAATCTAAGACTGAGTTTGGCCATAAGGCCGAGTTCAAGGAGTAAGTTACGGGGTGGCTGGGGTTAAAAAGCCCCGGCCCACCTTTCCCTTGCCGGAGTGTGTGATAGGGGCCAGTCCTGGCCACCCCACCACGATACGGGCTTACATAAGGCTCAAATCGTGGTAATCTAGGTCGTTATATCGCTTCCGCAATAGCGGATTATCGACGCCAATCACGTATTTGGCCGGGTGCAAAAGCACCCGTTATCGACGGCAGTTACGTTATCTGCTCCGGCCACTGGTAGTGGCAATCAGTAAAAAACCCAGGTTTTCGCGCTAATAATGGCGCATCTGAACGGAGTATATAACATGTCTTACGGTGCATCTGGTGGCGCTGGCCTCCAGCCGCTTAACAGCGGCAACGGCGTTACCTTCAATGGTATCACTAATCAGTACAACATCCCGGCGACGGGTGGACAGACGATCTTCCAGAACGATCCCGTGGCGCTTTCCACGGCGGGTGTCATCATTCGCGGCGTTGCTGGTTCTGCAATCACTGGCGTTTTCCAGGGCTGCAAATATCAGGACACTTCGGGCGTCTGGCAGTTTGCCAACTACTTCAACGGCGCGACGGCTTTCCTTTCGGGCAACACCCCGGTGGCGTTGGTCATCGATGATCCGATGGCGCAGTACACGATCACCGAAGGTGATGGTACGGGCGCTTCGGGCACTCCGTTAGCCGCGTCGGCCCCTGGCCTGAATGCCAACTTCCTGTACACGGCTGGCAGCACCCGCACGGGTATCTCTGCTGTCACGCTTAACAACTCAACTGCAAGCTCGGCTTCTGGCCTTAACATGCGGATCGTTTCTCTTGACCCCCGCGTTAATAATGCCGTTGGCGCGTTCGCTAACTGGATTGTTCAAATCAACAATGGCCAGCGTTCTGCTGGAACCCCGGGGCACGTTATTTAGTCCCGTAACGCTTTTGGCCTAGGAGCAAACACATGACTATTAATACCAGTTCAATCCAGCAACTTCTCCGCCCCGGTTTGGCAGAAGTTTTTGGCGATTATCCCATGTACCCTGCTGAGTACACGGAAATCTTCACGACCCATACTTCCGATAAAGCAGTTGAAATTGAAGTTGAAATGAAGCTGCTCGGCCTCGCCTCGATCAAAGGTGAAGGTGCGCCGACGCAGTTCCAGGATATGGGACAGCGCGTTATCTCGACCTACTACCACCGCTACACCAGCGTTGGCTTCATCATCACCCGTCAGGCGATGAAGGATAACCTGTATGAGTCGCAGTTCCCGCTTCAGGCACAGTCGCTCCGTAACTCGATGCTGCAAAGCAAAGAAGTCAACGGCGCTTCGGTTCTGAACAACGGCTTCTCGTCCTCGTATCCGGGTGGCGATGGTCAGCCTCTCTTCTCGACCGCGCACCCGATTGATACCGGCACGTTTGCCAACACGCCGAGCGTGCAGGTGGACTTGAACGAATCGTCGCTGCAAGACGCTATCGTAACCATCTCGCAGTTCCGCGATCAGGCTGGCCTCATCACGATGACGAAGCCGACCAAGCTGGTCGTTCCGCCGCAGCTTCAGTTCACTGCCGACCGTATTCTGCACTCGCAGTTCCGCACCGGCACCGCGAACAACGACATCAATGCGATCTACAACATTGGTGCCGTGCCGCAGGGTTATCGCGTCAACCACTTTTTGACCGACACCAACGGCTGGTTCGTTATGACCGACGCGCCGAATGGTCTGAAGCACTACGTCCGTGAAGCTCTTGAGACTGATGTGTTCACTGACTTTACCAGCGACAACTTGCTGGCTAAGGCTATCGAGCGTTATTCGTTCGGTTGGTCTAACCCGCGTGGTGCGTATGGTAGCTCTGGCGCTACCTAATAGCCCTGGGGGTTAAATAGAGAATAGGGCCATCGTGCCGCAAAATGGTGCGGTGGCCCTTTTCACAACAAACAGTGAGGCGTCATTATGACAACTTTCTTTGATAGCATCAAAATGGGGCGTGCTGCGTATAACCGCAACTACACCCCTCCTACGGGTTATGCTGAGGACGAAATTTATGGCGTCCCGCTGACCCAGGTTTACGTTTACCAGCTTGGAACGGCGTCCACCTCCCTGGCCAGCGGCGTGTTTTATGCGTCTTCGGCCATTGCGGGTACTCTAACCGGCACGGGTGTTTTGGTTAGCAACGGCGTTGCTACCTTTGACGTTCCGCGTTGTGTAACCATTACGGCTTCCAGCAACATGGCGACGGTGACATTTACCATCCAAGGTACGGATGCGTATGGTGCGCCGCTTACTGCGTCCCTCACCGGCCCGACTGGTAATACCTTGGGAACCACTGGTTCTTTTGTTAATACGCTTTCGGCCTTTAAAACCGTCACCACCGCATCTGCGAACGGTGCGGCTACCGGCGCGTTGACGATTGGCAACACGGATACTTACGGGTTGCCGTTCCGTATTGCTAACGTCGGAAAAGGGCTTGGTGTCCATATCAACGGCGAATCCGCGACCGTCCCTGCGACCTGGACGGCTGGTCTTGCCGCGACGGGCGTCGCCACCGCTACCACCGCTGACGTTCGCGGAACGGTTGCATTGGCTACGACTGCTCTAGCCAATGGTGTCAGGTATATTAACATGATGTTCATTACCCCGAATGACGGGGTTGCGGCTGCCAGCGACACCAAAGAAAATACTTATGGCGTAACGCCATATTCTGCTTAATGTTAATCGCCGGGGTATGGCCGTCATGCCCCGGCGTTTTTATTGACGGTAACTAGGCAAGGAAGTAACCCGTGACAGAATCTCATTTAGCTCAAGCAGCACCTACAGCGATCATGCACGCCCCGGCTCGTAAGGCGGTCAACATTATTGCTATGGGTTCAAGCCGTTCAGATTTCTTCCAGGCGCAGCTTATGGAAAGCCGCCCTGAAATCCTCCAAAACGCGGAAACGTGGTGCATTAACTATATGGGCGCACAGATTCGTTGCGACCGTATTATCCACGTTGACCCTGTTCACCCTTACCTGGGCCACCCCGTTGTCCGTGATATGTGCGAATACGCGCTGAAGGACAACACCCCGTTCTATACATCGTGGCCGCATCCCCGTTATCCGAACCATGTCGTTTACCCGTTTGCTCGGGTTATGGCTTCGTTTGGCGGCATTACCTACTTCAATACCAGTGTTTCGTATGCCATCGCCCTGGCTTTGGCTGACGGCTTTAACGAAATTGGCCTGTTTGGCTGCGATTTCTCGTATCCTGACGTACATCTGGCTGAGTCTGGCCGTGCGTGCTGCGAGTTCTACATGGGTATTGGTACCCAGCGCGGCGTTCGCTTTGCCGTCGCTCAGAACTCAACACTGATGGATATGTATAATCACCAGCAGCCCTACGGCTGGTTTGTAGACCCGAACCACCCGCCCGGCATGGGTGGTAAGATTATGACTGCCCAGCAAATCCTGGCGCACGAAGAACGTATTCGGAATCCGCCTAAACTAGCCGCTCAGTTCCAAGTTCTACAGGTTGCTAGTCCGTCCGTTATTCAGCCGATTGCTGCTCCGCAGCCGGTTATGGGTGTTGGCGGGGAACATGCTATATATAACGCTATGTTGGGTGGGCCACTCCCATTAACAAATGGCCATGCCCCTTCTCTTGGAGTAGCAAATGCGCCCAGTAATATTCAGCTTCCCCACGCAAACGGTTAATGGCGTTTGCGCTACGCAAACGACTACGGCCACAGATCAGTCCCTTGTTCTTAATGGGTCGCTATCTAATTTTAATGCTGGTGTAACGCCCTTTGCGGTGACTGTAGCGCCCGGTATTCAACGGACGATTACGCTTACATCAACGGGAAACATTAGCTCATCGACCTTTACTATCTCGGGTATTGATACGTCTGGGTATGCTGTATCTACAACGCTTACTGGGCCAAACAATGCTACGGCCACTACTGTGGCTGAGTTCTTTAAAGTCACAGCAATCTCAGTTGGGACTATTGCAACTAGCGCGTTCACGGTTGGTGTCGGTATTACCGGCACCAGCCGCTGGGCTATGGTTGATACTTTCCAGAACCCTGTAGTTGTGTCCGTGGCAATCACTATGAATACAGCCACAACTTCTTTGGTTTCAATTCAACATACTTTTGACCCGATTTCCACGACCACGACACCAGCGGTAATTGCGGCTACAGGGCTTTCGTCTATTGGAACTTCCACAAACCTTACCTTTAACGAAAACGCCACAGCGTATCGCGCCATCTTCCTTGCCAGCACTACAGCTACTGGCACAATGAACGTCAACTTTAACCAATCGGGGTACTAAAACCGATGGCCCGTGGCAAGAAAGACCAAATGCGCGGGATGACGGTTTCAGGCGGCTACAAGCTGTCTGTGGCTAAGGGCGCTGGTTTGACTGCCAAAGGTAGGGCGTCCATCAATCGGCGCACGGGGAGCAATCTAAAGCCCCCAGCGCCGAACCCCAAGAGCAAGGCCGACGCGGGCCGTAAGAAGAGCTTTTGCGCTAGGTCGCAAAGCTGGACCGGCGAACGCGGTAAAGCCGCTAGAAAAAGGTGGGCCTGTTAGATGACGCTTACCGGCACGTATGACTTTGGCGTAAACACCGAACTTGATAGCGTAATCGTCGAGGCTTACGAGCGTATGGGCCGTGAGGCTTCAGACCTGTCGGCCAATGACGTACAGAGTGCCATTCGCAGCCTTAGCTATCTGTGCGCCGAATGGGCCAATAAGGGCGTTAACCTTTGGGAAGTCACGCTTAACAACTCAGCCTTGACTGTGGGCCAGCAGAGCCTCGCGCTGAACGCCAAGAACGTGGAAATGTTCCAGGTCTACCGGCGTACCACCAGCGGCGGGATTAACACGGACATTATGCTTTCGCCCATTAGCCGGGCTGATTATGCGTCTATCCCCAACAAACAGCAGCAAGCCCCGCCGACACAATATTACTTTGAGCGTACCATTACGCCGACAGTGTACTTTTGGCCTACGCCAGACATCTCGACGTATACGCTGTTTTATTACACCATGAACTTTACGCAAGACCCAGGGAACCCCACTAATACCCTGGATGTGCCCCAGCGTTGGTTTGATGCTATGGCGGCTGGTATGGCTGCCCGTTTGGCGGTGAAATGGGCACCCGAGAAGGCCGGTATGTTGCAAGGTATGGCCGATGTAGCCTACCAAGCGGCGGCTGCTGAAGACCGCGAAAAGGTGCCTACGGTCATCAAGCCGAGCATGTTGTATGGTAGGTACGCATGAGCCGGTTATCGCCGTTACACCGTCGCGCCAGGGCACCGATTGATATTGATGTCAAAAGCCCTCGCTCCGTCGCCGTTTGCGACGGCTGCGGCATGTGGACGATGCACGGCCATTTGGTTGAGAAAAGGGAGTATCGCGGCGGGTCCGTGCCGGTGGGTACGAAGCTGTACGTCTGCGGCGTTTGCGACGACGTTCCGAACCCGTATTACTCCATGCTGGTTCTGCCGCCCGATCCGGTTCCGATCAAGAACCCCAGGCCGGAAAACTACGCTCTTAATCCAGAGCCTATGCTATTTATCGTCGCGGATTATGACATGCCGATCATTACTGGCGTTAATCCGCAAGACCCGAGTAATGACGGATTTAACTTCTTAAGTGGAAATAACCCCACTTTAATTCCGGTGCCTTAATGCCCAACGTCCTTATTAGCGAATTAGACCCATCACCCCAAGTTGTTGGGACTGACAAATTCTTAGTCCAGCATATTGCTGGTCCTCCGGCTGAATACTGCACGGCGGCTCAGATGGCGGTCTACATGGCCGCGTCTGGCACGACTTATTTCGCCGGTACGGCGCTGTCCTTAGCGACGACCAATACATTCAACGTCACGACCGTTCCGATTGCTAACGGCGGAAGCGGTCAGACGACCGCCAGCGCGGCTTTTGATGCGTTGGCCCCGACCACCTCTTCTGGGGATATGATCTACCGTACTGCCGCTTCAGGCGGAAACGTGCGGTTAGCCATTGGGTCTAATGGCCAGATATTGGCTGCTAGTGGTGGTTTGCCTGTTTGGATAACCGCAGCCGGTACAGGCACGGTTACCTCGGTTGACGTATCCGGCGGCGGTACTGGGATTACATATAGCGGCGGTCCCATCACTACGGCTGGGACTATCACTGCCTCTGGCACGCTTGGTTTAGGTTATGGCGGCACATCGGCTACGACGGCGATTGCTGCCTTCAACGCGCTGGCCCCCACCACAACCTCTGGCGACCTGATCTACCGCACTTCCACCGGAAACGTGCGGCTTGCGATTGGCTCCAGTGGGCAGCTTTTAACAGCCAGCGGGGGCTTGCCGGTTTGGATCAGCCCGTCCTCTGGCGGCACGGTCAACTACGTAGATGTGTCCGGTGGCGGTACTGGTCTGACGTTTAACGGTGGTCCGATCACAGCATCTGGCACCATCACGGCAACCGGCACGCTTGGTGTTGGTTACGGCGGCACTTCGGCCACCACGGCCATTGCGGCTTTCACGGCGCTGTCCCCGACAACGACATCTGGCGATCTTATCTACCGCGTCAGCGCGGCTGGTGCGAACGTCCGTCTAGCCATTGGGTCTAGTGGCCAAGTTCTGACATCTAGCGGTGGCCTACCAATTTGGTCAAATGCTTTTGCTGGCACCGTCAACTACGTAGATGTTTCAGGGGGCGGTACTGGCCTGACGTTTAACGGTGGCCCAATTACGGCATCTGGCACCATTACAGCAACCGGCACGCTTGGTGTTGGTTATGGGGGTACTTCAGCGACAACGGCGATTGGCGCATTTAGTGCCTTAGCGCCAACGACCACCCAAGGTGATCTAATCTATTACTTTGGCACTAGTAATACGCGGTTTCCAATCGGGTCTACCGGACAAGTTTTGACAGTAACTTCTACTGGGGCAGGAGCTAACCTGTCGTGGGCAACTCCTACGGTCGTTCTAGCCGGGGCCGGTATTTACACAGCAAATAACTTCGGAGGCTTCTAATGGCCGTTACATCAACACCAATCTTTGCTCAAACGCCTTACATTAAATCGCTGAATATGTCAGCCATCACGGCTTGCACAACGCGAGGCCCAACGGCTACGGCTAACCTTGCGGCGGCGAACATCACGGCGTTTGTTCCCGTCAGCACCAACGGTCTACGCATTGACAGCATTGGCGTTACAGCGGCATCAACTGGCATCTCGGTTGCCTCTGTTGCTAACATTGTTGGCATTTGGGCCTGGGACGGAACGACGGCGTTTCTGATTAACGAAATCCTGACCACTGTTGTTTCGCCGTCGGCTACTGCGCTTTCGTATAGCGGCATGTTGACCTACTCGCAGCCGCTTATTCTTCCTGCGGCTTTTGCGTTGTATGCCTCTGTTTCAGTGACAACAACGGCGGCTGGCGCGGCTTTGGTCGTGACTGCCTACGGTGGAG